CAACTATAATAGAACTCGTGCTTCCGCCAGTATCAGTTTTAGTTATCTTAGCCCCAGATAGAGAAACACTTACCGGACTTATTGTTAAATCAGCCATAATTTACCTCCGATTATTCAGAACCTTCAGATAAGTATAATGTGCAAAGTGCTTCAGGTCTTACAACTTTAGCACCATACAAATATAATCCCTTCACACCCTGATCAAAATAACTCTCACGTTTTACTGCTTCAATCTTACTAATCTGTCCAGCATAAGCAATAGCAGTATTATTGAAAGCCATAATAGCAGAAACACCAGTTGCAGCTTCAGCAACATTGTTAGATACAATGACTCTGAATCCAAGAGCATCACCAATATAACCACTAGTCATTGCACCATCATCAAATACTTTAGGTACAGCAGTAGCAGAAATACCACCAATTTCAGCGAGAAGTAGTTTCTGATGGAACCAAGGCGGAACAACAATAAATCTATTAGCTTGTGGTACATTATTTTCTGACATATATCTTGATGCAAAAGAAAGTACTTTAATAACACTTCCAGAAGTTACAGTAACAGCAGTAGTTACAGAACCCATATTTGTAGTATTAGTTATTCCAGCATCCTTATAGAATGAAGCAATACGCTGATCAACTACATCTGCAATTTCATAAGCAGCTTCAGTCATTGCAGCATTCATAATCTTTGGATTCATCTGTGCAGTATCAATATCATCAATTGTAAAAGAGAAACTCTTTGCTTGGTCAATAGTTAGAATCTTCTGTGCACTATCTAGTTTCTGCCAAGTAATGGCTTCATATTTTGTATAATCATTTACTGAAATTTTACCAATCTCATTGATTTTTACAGAATCACCTACATTTCTAATTTCACCCTCATATTGCCTATCAACTAATGAAGCAAACACAAGAGCTTTCTGAAGTCTAACAAAAAGTTTAGAACTCCATATTATCGGAATAAAATTTTCTAGACCCATATTTATCTCCTTAAATTTTTAATTATACTTTACCAAGAGCTTTATCAAGCTCACCAGCCATTTCCATCTCAATCATTTCTTTCTCCGAAAGTTTAGATAAATCAACTTTATTAGTAGATTTTATCTCATTTCCTGCTCCAGGCTTATAACCACTTGCAAGAAGTTCATTTACTTTCGCAGTTTTTGCATTTTCTATTTCAGTTTTGAAATTGCGAATATATAAATTCGCTTGTTCTACACTTGTAAATGGAATATTATCAATAAAATCTAAACTGACTCCCTCCTTAAATGCCAAATCTTTAATCTGACTTTTAAGTCTCTCCATCTCTTGTTCTTCTTTCATTCTCCTCATATTCTCTTCAAGCTCACGAACACGCTTTTGCTCAGGTGTCTCTTCTGGATTGCGTTTCAATAATTCAGCAGCAACTCTTGCGTTGACTTCATTATCAAATGTTTTCCGTTTGTATGTATCCAATGCTTCAGTAACACGTTTGTCCATCATCGGCTGAATTAACGCTTTACCATCTGGTGTATCAAGATAAGCCTTAACCTTATCAGGAGTTATTGGTTCTTCTGGAACTAATCCCTTCAAATAAGTTTTAATAGTCTCATCATCACTGTTTGCTTCCAAAAAAGCTTTTACCTGTTCAAATGTAATAGTCTCATCATTCATATTATTTCTCCTTGTATCCTTCACAAAAATCCTGTAGTATTTTAATCCTACTCAGATTTTGGAAGTCTTCTTTTCATTGGTCTTCCTCTAGATTTTCTTGTTTTTGAAGTATTTGATTCATTCTGTACAACAACGGGTACAGTAACCAAATCCTTATTTGTATTCTCAACAACAGAATCCTTTTCGCTAGGAACACTATGCAATGCTGCAAGTCTTCTTCGTCTAGCTTCAAGTTTTCTTTGTCTTGCTTTGTTCAATTAAAACCTCCTTTGCCTTTATACGAAAAAAGGCAGAAGACGCTATTCAACATCTCCCGCCTCTGGTTTTTCCAGCCAGCTTTATATCATTAACCATATATAGCACACATTTTATATTTTGTCAAGTACCTCCTATTGTATAGTTTTACTAAAATGTTCCGTGTCCACCGACTCCTTTCTTACATCAACTATAGTTCCATCACGAACAACAAATTTAATGGACACCTCTCCAAACTCCTTTTTCTGCAATTCAGTAGCAATCCAATTAAGATAACAAGAAAGTGAACTTCCTGTAGCAGTTTTATTATTCATTTGCCCGCCTTTTTCTTTCTTTTTTTTGCAGCCTGTGCCAATTTAGTCATTTTCTTGACACCATACTTCTTAATACCAACACTTGCTGCAACTGCTGCTGGATTTTCATATCCAGCTTCTCTAGCTTTCTTTTCAATAGCAGCAAATCGTTTGCCACTACCCAATTTAGGTTTTCTAGCCATTTTACGACCTCCTTCTATTTCTTTTTAGAAGTCTTTTTAGAAGATTTCTTTTTTGAACCTTTACAAGCCATCCTAACACCTCCGTTATTTTAGTCTTTTAGCTTCACTCAGAGCTATTGCTATTGCCTGTCTTCTGCTTTTAACTTTCTTACCAGAACTGGATTTTAATGTACCCATTTTATACTCATGCATTACTTTTTTAATTTTATTGGATTTCCGCTTTTTACTAACAGCCATTATTCACCTCCTCCATGATATTTTTTGTACCACTCATTATAGGTCATGTAGGGAATAATTCCTTGCTCTTTAGTTCTTCTGTATTTTGGTTCGTGCCCTTCTACAAAGAAGTTTTCAAGACACCTACAGTTACATCGCTGCTCTGGACTTAATCCTTCCCAATGCGGATATGGAGTGGTTTCACCATTAGGTAATGTATAAAGTCCAGTTTCCATATCCTTTTTCTTTCCATCCATAGCTGCATGGTCTGGTCTTGTTCTTAAATCCAAAACAGCATCCCATACCATATATCCTTTAACACCATTATCTAATGCCTGATAGTATGTATAATCTGAACCAGCAGTAAGTGCATTCATCCCTTCTGTTCTTACTATTTTTAATGCTCTACTATTTGAAATATCAATAGCTTTTGATAAATCTCTGCTCATAGCTTCAAAAGTTTTACCTTGAGCCAATCCATTCATCAATGCTTCTCTTATTTTCCTTCTAGATACTATTGTATATTCTTTCAATGATTCTGCATAAAATTTATTATTTATTTCTTCAATGGAAAATAATTTTGCTATTTGAGCAGCAGAAGGAATAAGTAAACCTAAATGCATACCAGTAACCATATCTAAAGCCCATTCATTATAGAAGAATGACTGTTTATACAATTCTGGCAATGCTGTTTTTATTGCATACAAGCCTCTTTTTATAGCAGGTTCCAAGATGTCCAATAATTGTTCCTCTATTGCAGCATATCTATTATATTTTGCTAAATCAGAAGTAGTTAGTATACCATCGATAGCAAATTTATCATAAATTATTTTCATTTCACCTTGTATATTCATCAAAGCATCATAATATGCTGCTTGTATTCTATCCTCATACTTTTTCAATAAGGATAGAAATGCTGGAACTATTGTTTCTTTTCTAAAAACCTGAAAATCTGGCATATTAGAATCTCATCCAAGGTTTCACATACCATGTACTCTTATTCAATGACTCTTTCAGCTTCTCGGCTTCTTTAACTAAATTTCTCCGTATTAGTTCATTGTAAAGTACATCAGCCACCTTTACATTATAGCTATATGGAATATCACTGTAAGTTTTAGCCAATTCCAAAAGCACTTCATTACTCGCAAAATGGAAAGAAGTATCGGCTGTATCAGCTTCCCTTTCTAAATCAATTTTATATTTGTAAAGAAATTCCTCATACTTCTTTATTTTGTCTTCTTCACTTTCTACTTCAGAATATGAAGGCATCACATCTACAATAGTTTCATCCGAAACAACTTCCTGTTTTACAGGTTCAACTTCCTGCTTNNTTATTTCATCCAAAACAGGTTCTTCTACTTTCTTTGCCATAACATCTCTCCTTTATTCTCCAATTTGTTCACCTTTATCATTAAAAGCTTTTCCTATGGGTTTACCTTGCTCATCAAAACTTGATTTTGCACCAGTCATATCATATAATGTTCCTATAGGATTACCTTTAGAATCCTTCTTTGTCTGCTCTACACTAGGCATCATATTCTCTCTATCCTGTTCCTGCCTTCTTAGTTCCTCTTCTGTATTGGGTACAATGTCATCAGGCATAAAATCAGTAACAAGATAAGAACTGAATCCTGCTGCCTTCAATGCCTGTGCAGTCTGTGCAAATTCCAGTACATTCAATGGTGTGTTCCGTTTATGAGTTATAACAATATCTTCGGACTGACAATATGGTCTACCTAATACTTTATAGACATTAAATATCAGATTCATTCTTTCATACAGTCCAGTGTCAAAATCAGCCTCAGCCGAAGAAACAAGATTCTCAAAATCAAATAATAGTCTTTGAATTGCTATACCAGAAGCACCACTAAACTTTTCTACTGCAAAATCTGGAACATGAGACTGTATATGAATCTGATTTTTTACTAAATCTGTCATAAACTGAATAAACCCATATGGAATATCTTTTGTTAAAAACTTTATATCTGCATCTTTATCCAAATGTTCCATTATTCTATATCTTTTCAAATTCTGTAGTGCCGCTGATATAGCATTAGGTTCCTTTTTCTTCATTGGGTCTGTTATACCAAACCGTTTCATAATAAGATATGCGTTTGCAAATCTGTCAAATTCATTCATTGAATCAGAAATAAGCATATCATAACAATCTATCAGTCCAATGACAGGTTTAATAAGTCCCATCCTTTCATCACCGAGGTAATATGCTGCAACAGGAATATCATTGAAAAAGTTAGGTTGGTCTGGAGCATCTTTTACTAGATTCCAGTCATTACTACCAATAAAAGATTGATTTGAAGTATCATTTTTCAACCTTTTATAAATTTCAATGTGGTCTTTATAATACACTTCTACTTTATAAGCTCCATTATTTACTGGATAAAACCGTATTGCTATTTTCTTTTTCGGTTCAGAACTATAGTCATAGAGAAGTATCATTTCACGTGGGTCAACAGTAAAGAATTTTACTTCTGCCTTTACTGGCAATTTATTATCCATAGTAAATTCACCATCTATATACAATAATTCATAAGAAACTCCAAAAATACCAGTATTTCTTCCAGCTCTGCTTGTTTTTATATGCTCATTATTTATATTATAATTATTCATTAAATTTGCATAAGCTGGATAATGTGATTCAATATCAGGATTATTTATAGCTTCCATTGAATTTTTTGGCCCCGTTGGAGAACCATCTACTAATTCAGTGGGTTTATAAGTAATGTATTTTGGCCTATAAGCATATCCAGAAAAAGTATTCACTATTTTTCTACCATACGGTACAGGAATTGCTGCATTCGGTGTATTTGCATCAGTCGGATTTCTTTTAGTTATTGTTTCATTTTCTCCTATATAGTATTTCCATAATACATTGAATACCTGTACTTCATTGTGTTCATATTGTTCTATAATAGAAAGAATATCAGAAGTAGTTAATACATCTTTATCAGTTTTTAATAGTTCCATAAAATATCTCCTATAAACCTAAATCGCTTAAACTATAATTTGAAATAAAACCAGAATAAACTTCCTCGTGCCATAATTCTTCTGTGCCATATCGCAATGCTGCAATACAATCATCATTCACTTCTACAAAATCATCAGTATATTCTTCATTACCATCTTTATCTCTTATCTTTTTCCTATGGAATATCTGTATCTCTTTTGCAGTATTTGGGCATTTTGTTTTATCTATATGCATTCTCTGTCTTGTAAGAAAATCTATACCGAACCGTAAACTCCCCATTCCTTTTGTTGCACCTTCTACATGCCATCCTCTACTATTCCATTCATCGATTCTGTCTGGTTCAGCACTATCTGCTTTTATTATCATACTATGACCTAAGTCCCCATAATATTCTTCAGCATTCATAATAAACTGTAAATTTGTCCAACCTTTTCCATATAGTTCATCAATAACATATAGTTCACCATCCCTAAAACCACCTAAGATAAGAGCTGAAGCATGATTATATCCAAAATCCATACCCATAAA